CTCTCGGTATTCTCTCTCTGCGTGTTTCTCATCTGCCTCCGAACCGTTGTTGTTTTACTTGGGTCTGCGTTCCCTACCCCAATTACGACAGCTATTCATGCAGGCTCATGTCCTGCTGCCGGAGCGATTTACTGCAGCGGCTCGCTCCTACCTATCGGTTTTTATCCTGGTCGATGCTTGCCAGTGTGTTTCTTCGGTATTCAGTTTTTAGGTGTGATGCATACGCATCGTTCTGTTTTTTTGGTATCTGTTGCCTGCACCGGGCAGGTGTAGTTGATTTTGCCATTGTCAGTGCTGCTTCGAAGCATTCCGCTTTCGTACAGGTGCTTCCTTGCGTATCTGGCACTCACTCCCTTTGTGCTACAGAAGTGATTAAACTCCGGAACTCTGATGCGGTATTCTCCGTCCTCTAGTTCCTTACCCTTGGTCAGTTCTGTTACAAAGGTATCTGTGTCAATCAGTGCGGCCTGCTTGTCCAGTGCT